ATTCTATACTCAATAGAACTCTCTAAGATAGTCAGCCTCTAGTCTTTGTATATACTTTTAACTTTTGTTTTACTATCTTGGAGAGTTCTATTGAGTATAGAATGTCTAGAGTTCACCTTATTTTAGGTGTTCTCATGCACCTACACATAATCAATTGCTACACAATAGAGTCTGTGGATTCTGCTCCTGAAGTTGACTCTAATGACTTCACATATCAGGATACATCTTGTATAAAAGTGAGAGAATTTATTGAGGATCATTTCTTTGGTGGTTATGTTCAAGATGGTGTGGGTCCTTACAGAAAACTCAATTTTGATAACTTACCATCTTATGTAGAAGAAAATTCAGATGTTTCTAAAGGATTTATCTACTTAGGACCAGCTAAAAGTAAATTAGGTCATAACTTTATGACTGTCGGTAAAATAGATAATAAGGAACTAGGGATCCCTATAGCATGTGGCCACACCTACTGTATATTACAAAAGTATTGGGAACCCAAAAATGGTAAAATTGAGTTTACAACAATATCTTTCACTAATTGCAGATACACTATAAATAAAGTTAAATTTCTAGAATCTGAATTACCGAGTCTAGCATGCTCAATGGACCATCACAAAAAAGCAGTAGTAGCAATTACCACCAGACCTGATGGTGAACCATTAACATTCATAGAGGGCTCTATGTATCCTGAAGACTTGTCATCAATGAAAAGGAATGATAAGTATAAGAACATCACCTTTTATTCTCTTAAGACAGTACTATCCCAATGCAAAGATTACAAAGATGACAGCCATGGTTTTAGAAGGTTACAATCTGTTGAGTCCTGTGCAATAGACATAAGTAAAGCTAAGTTTGATAAAAAGAGAGAATTGATAGTCTCAATGTATGGGGAAGGTGTAGTCGTAGTGGTGACAGACCACTCATCTGAAACACAGTATTGCTCACACACATGCCACTTCAAGATATGGGAAACTGAAAATGTTTATGTAACTTGTCCAAATGGGTTCCAACATAAGTTAAAGGTTGAGAAAAAAATGCATGAAGACTGCATTGGAGCAGATCTGGCATTAATAGGAATAATCTTCATAGCAATCTGTAGAGGCACCACTAGACCTTATATATTTTTGGCATTTATAATATGGGGTTTTGTTGGTTATGCACTGATTCCAGTTTTATACCTAATTCTTGCATTTTTTTATAGAGCAATACTCAGGTCTTTATCACATGTCACAATCACATTGAGGAAAAAACTGAATATAAAAGGTGGCCGACACATGAATGTTTTTGATGAAGAAGCAGGTGTTTGTGAATACTGTGGAACAATGTTCATGTCATCTAAGCTAGCAGTGCTGCATGCTAACTGTGAACTAATGCAATGTCCCTATTGCAAAAAGGCTTTTGAGGGAAGTGACAAGGTGAAGAGTGAAAAACAATTTAGAAAGCATTGCATCAAATGCCCCAAATATCAAGAAGCTAAAGACAGAATAATATTTGAGTTGCAAAAAAGGAGAGAGAAAGAGATGGATTCACTTCCTTCGGAGGGAAGAAGTAGCTCATTTTCCAGTACCTTAAGATATTTTGAAGATGCAACCATTATTGCCTGGATACATAGAGGAACTTACCTAATTATACTGCTCATTCTATTTGGCTTTTCAGTTGCACCTACAAATGCATTGGGCCAATATGAGTCACTCACCGAGGACGAGCTAATAAAGCTTCAAATAGATGAAAAGATCACTGCTGAAAAGGCTATGTCTGATATGATTCAGTCTGACTTAAATTACTTCTCTGTAACAGATGCTGAAAGTGTGATCTGTGGAATCAGATGCTGGAATAGTCCTGATGGATGCAACTGTGGCATACCTGACTTAGCAAAATCATCTAATGAAATATTAAAGAAGGAACTTGGTGTTCTAAGAGAAGTAAGAAAAGCTGAGGAACAATTAAATGAAGACAGCTTCAAGGATGCCAATTATGGTAAAGATGGTCATATACACATAACCGATAGAGCAAGTAACTCATCAAATTTGCATCAAAGTGAGAGAGAAGAAACCAAAGCTCCGCATCATAGGAAAAGACATGATAAAAATAACAATGAAATGTCTAGGGTACTAGGGTATGATTCAGAAGAAGATGACACCAGCACAGTCACAGAATCAGACAATGTGACACTTGATGGTAGTGATGTATTTTTCAGAAGGAAAAGATCTATACCAGGAGACTTTGCAGCCAAGAGTAGTGGACACCACCATAGGAAAGCCAAAAAAGATGGTCATGGAAAAGAAGACAAGAAAGTTGAAAATGACTTAAGCATCATGGATAAAAATTTAATACTGCACAGTGTTATAGATAAAGATTGGGAAAAAGGTTTAAAGTTTGACCTAAGTGATCATAAGGCAATGTATACAATGGGGGGTCAGGGTATCAAATGTAAAGAGTGCCTAGCCATGAACTATGCCCACGCTAATCTAAATCCTAATATCAGGAAAGAATACCACTCTTCTCTTCAAACCTTGGAACAAATACAAACTGATTGGGGCCTGATTAAGCTTCCTAATACCCTGAATGCTAGAAATGATATAAGCAATATTGCAGTAAGTTGGGAGACCCAAAAAACAGTTGGAAAGAAAATTATTGTTCAAGGGACTGTAACTGGCAAGCTTAATATTGGAGAAAGATCCGGACAATCATGGGAAATAACCAGCCCTGATTCTGATGAAAAAATCAAATTAACAATACTAATATTTGATGCAGCTCAAGTATACAAGTTAACAGACAAGTTCACAACCGGAAGCAGGTACATAACAAAATGGTTCAGGGGAATGTGTACTGGAGACTGTCCTGACAAATGTGCATGCGGGAGGCATACAACCTGCCACTACAAAAAATGGGATAACGATAGAAAATGGACATGCAATCCAACCTGGTGCTGGACTGTTGCAGGTGGTTGTTCGTGTTGTGCTGCAGATATGCTAACTAAGACTCCAGCCTGGCTGATAAGAAAGATGAGTGCAACCCACATAAGTTCACAAATGATTGTCTGCCTCAAGCTTGGTTCAGAAAAGATTCACTGTGAATTAATAAAGGAGAACAAAGCAATCAAATTTAAAGAGTTACAAGTCACTTTCAGTAAACCTTATGGAGAAATAAAACATCTTGGTGAAGAGATTTCTGTTGTCTATAACAATAAGGCTATGACGTTAGGTAGTCTAGCACATCCAGATTTCATTTGGCTTGATGATGAAATCTGTACTGGCGAATGCACCCATGGAACTATAGGAGATATTAAAGCTGACAATCCTGTTTTGTTCTTTTTCGAATCTACTTTCCTCATCAGTGGAAGAGAACATCTTAGTCTGTCTTGGTCAGGTGTTGACTTTGAACACACATGCCACTCTGGAAGCTGGCCTTCATGTGAGTATTACAATTTAGTAGAAGACATTGATTCTCTAATAGAAGAACAAAATAAAACCAGCAAGCATCTTTTGAATGAATTTAAGTTAAAGAAGTACACAGGTACTGAGAGTGGAGCATTTATATATATCTTACCAAAATATCAAACTGGCATGATTGACTACACTATACAAGCAAATGGTGTTGAATTAAATAAAAAGGAATATAAATTTAAAGCTTCAAAGTTTGAAATTAAAACATGTAAGGGCTGTTTTGGATGTAAAGATGGATTCACATGTCAACTGGATGTGTCCTGTGGTGAAAAAGTTGATTTCAATGTTCATTTAAGTAGTAAAAACAGATTTATCCAATTTGATCAGAATACAATTAACTTGGATTTCAAAGAGGGAAACAGAGTGATCAGAGAAGTGCATGGTGTTTCTTTGTTGAATGAAACAGAGATTGAGATATGCATTGATGAAGATGGAAGCTGTGCAAAAAAGAAAATAACCTTGGAAAAACCCTTAACCAAACTTGGAAGAAGGGAGACAGTTGTTGAATTAAATAATAATGACTATCTAAATAATGAAAAATGCTCAGGCTTAAGTTGGTTTGGTTGCTTCTTTTCTAATGTAGGGAACTTCTTCAAGAACATATATGACTGGATGATGTACTGTTTTCAGAATTGGTGGACAATTCTAATCCTGTTGCTTGTAATGGTGGGTTTGGTTGTCTGTTTTTACTTTTTTGGATACATCAAATTCTTTTTCTCAAGCAGATTTACAAGTAGCTACCATTATGATCCAGATGTTGGCTACATCAGTAAAAGGATTAGAAAGCCAGTAGATGTTGCCAGTGAAGCAAAAGTAGAATTAGGAGGAAAACATGCTGAAGCCTTCCGTTCTAGAAAGGGGACAAGGAACAGTTATTATCAGAGCAGTGCCTGACTAGTTTTGAGTCTGTTCTTATTTGTTTGTCACCTGACAGCAATAAAATTAATATGTTTATGTCTCTTTGAGTTAATATTTAGTAATATGGGTTGTGGTATATTTAATTTTGCATGCATATTTTCTTATCCTAGTTATAGTTTATTTTTCAAACTTAGTTTAGTAGTCATGTTTATTCTATTTGCACTTTTTTATATAATGACAACTACTGCCTTTCTGATTATATGTGTGGAGAGACTATTCAAAATAGATGGCAGATGGCATCACATGTGAGCCACACAAACTGGACAAAAAACCTGAACAAATTGAATCAAAATAAATCAAATTCACTCAACCAAACCAAACTAATTTCAAAACAAAATGAAATAAAGTAAAAGAAAAGAAAAGAAATAACTAAAATAAAATAAAATAAAATAAGATAAAATAAAATAAAGTAAAATGAAATAAGATAAAATAAAATAAGAT